TCACCACTCACAGCGCAGCCGGAGTTATCCGCCTCAGCGGGCAACGGGGCCTGATCGTAAGTTCGGTGGAGGTTCATAGACGCCGCCTGAAAAGGTCAGCACGTCTTGTCTCAAAGGAATTGTGGTTGTTCGGGGTGTGGCCCCCTCAAAGAATATGAGGGAGCCTTCCATTCACCCCTGAAAGGAACCCTAAGGAAGAACCAAGTAACGGCTCTGTTAGGGCTAGTATGTGGGTTGTGGATTAGTAGAGAACGCCGGGGCCAGAAGTGCCTCGGTTCATGTTTGTTCCAGTCCGTTTCTCGTATGTGCGTAAGCCGCCGAGACCCAAGATGCCGCCTAAGACAGTCAGAAGGGTAGCCATATCGAGGTCTGGAAGGGATGCGATAGGGAAGTCCAAACCGTAGAAAGTGGTGAGGGTCCAGATCGCGAAGACGAAGATTGGTTGGAGAATGAAGTTGTAGGCGAAGGCAAAGCCGCAGACCCAGCCAATGAATGGTCTCCACCCAGACACGAAGATGTTCTCGTGCTGAGCTTCAACGGCATTCACTGCAAGCTGGGCAAGCTGGCCTTTCTGATTAAGCTCGATCAACCGTAGTTTGGCGTTCTGCCGTTCTTCATCAGTCGTGAAGAGGTTGTCGATCAGTTCAAAAAGGCCACCTGCGATGTTGCCTACGTCCACGTTCACTAGGTTCTTGGACATAGGGTTTCCTTTACATCACGTTGGAGCGACCAAGCTTCGCCATCACGTCGGCCCGATAGGCTGCGTCACGGCTGTAGCGAGTGTCACTCATTGCTTTGGTCACTTCTGCAGTGGAGCGGAAGACATCGCCAGATGCACCGCCGGGGCGATTACCACCCAAGAGGTTTGGCGCTTTACCACCCTGAGCTTGAGCGCGGGCTTGCAGGCCTTGGAGGGCCATCTTCACAGAAGCTGGGGAACCAGTGTCGATGGTCTGATTGAAGGCTTCCACCTCATCAGGTGCCATGTTCTCAGCACCCCATTCGAGGAGACTATTGAACGCATCTTCACCACCAACGGTTTGATGCATATCGGCAACCAGGCGCTCACCCAAGGCTTGTTGACCTTGAACGTAGCTCTGAACCATTTCCTTGGAGATGCCTTGCTTGGCGAGGGCTTCGTAATCAGCAGCGTCGATGTCGCCATTGTTCACGATCTTGGTGCCCAGTTCGTCCATGTTCAGGCCAGCACCTTCAACAGCCGCGTTGGCTGCCTCTGAGGCTTCCCCTTCGGCCACGGCAGGTTCACCCGTAGGTGTCTCTTTCGGGGCGCTCTGTTTCTTCTCCATTGCGGCATAGGCCTCAGCCATTGCTTCTGGAGTTGCAAACTTCTCAGGCAACCAAGCGGGACGCTCAGGTTCACCTGTAGGTGCGATAGGAGGTGTTCCCTTGCCTTCGGCTTTATCGACCATGGCTTGGATTTGCTCGTCGGTTTCTGTCGCTGCGGGCGGGGTGATATTCACTTCTGTCATGATTATCCCTTAATCCACATTTTAACGCCGAAGCGGGTGACAAGCTTGCCACGAGAGTCGTCCTTTTTGGACTTCTTGGGTTTCTCTGGAGCTACCTGTGTAGGTGCTGTTTGAGGTTTGGCCTTAGCGGCGTCTGTAGGGGTGTTTTCATTAGGAGCCATTGGCTTCCATTCCTTTCTGAGCGAGACCGCCCATTTGGTTGATCATGTTAGGGAGACCTTGCTGCATCATCATTTGCTGCTGCTTTGCTTGGGCTTCCTGTTCTTTCTGCTCGTTCGTCTTGAGCAGGCCAGTTGGGTCGATACCCAGTGCCGCAGCACGACGTTTGACGTAGTCGCCAACATTCGTTTCTGCAGCGAGTGCTTCGGGGCCGTAGAGATCACGCAAGCCAGCAACCATTCGGTCGAGCTTGTTGAGATCATTCTGGCGGCTGAGAGCGTCGATACCTGTGGTGACGGTAGGTGTGACCAGTTCCTTTGGCAGCTTCGGGAGGCGCTTCTGTTTGACCAGACGCTCGATGGTGATCTTCACCAAAGGAAGCTGAAACTCTTGGGACAACTGAACGTACACAGCGCCGATGGTTGCCTCAAGGTCAGCCGCCATGTAGCGGATTTCCTCTGCGGTCACTCGTTCACCCTGTCGTTGGATGGATGAGTTCATCAGGAAGTGCTGCTCGATGCGACGTGTCAGATCGTCAGCGAGGTTCTTAGCCACCTGCAGATCGGCGTATTTGTCGATACGCAAGAAGCTGACATCGCTTTCAACACCAGACACGAACTCGAAGTTCTCGGCGTTGGACAAGTCTTCTTCATCAGTGACACCGTTAGGGTTCACCAAAGCGACAACCTTCGCGGCACCTGCAGCATACTCCAAGATCGCCTTCGTGAGGTTCTCCAGAGATTTCAGGTCGCCAAGGATGGTATCGACGTGGCTTCGTCCATAGTCTTCACCGTCAACGCGTGTCCAACGGAGAGGGAACCACGGGCATTTGTCGATAGGGTACGTGCCCTCAGTCCCAGGGATTTCCTGATCGTTGATGGATTGCTTGACCAGCCACATCTTGTCCTGGCGAACGAGGTGTGTGTAGAGCTTCGCAGTGTCTTCCATCGCCTGATGGGCACCCTCAGCGTTCTGCTCTTGGGGAGCCTTAACGAGACCAGCGATTTCATCTGGGAGAGTTGCTAATGCGACTTCCTCTTCGGTGATGATCTCGATTGCATTGCCTGACGGGTCACGGGAAACGACATAGCGGTCGAGGCCGTAAACTTTGAGAGCCAAGTCTTCTTGAACGAACACCAGAGCATTGCCCCCTACGACCAAGTGTTGGGTCGCCTCGGAGAAACCCATACGGGTGCCTGATGTTTCCACTGAACGGGAAGCTGTACGCTCGACCATAGTCAGTGCTTGTTCGATCTCAGCGCGGGCCTCAGGGTTCTGTGAGAGTTCAGCGAGAGTGTATTCCTCAATGTCCAACCGGAAGAAAGGCTCGTTCGGTGGCATCAGGGTGGTGGTTGCCTTGGCCGTTAGACCAATGGTTCCTCGCGCCCCAACGCTTTGATACGGTTGCTTCAACGGGCTGGACCCAGAGTGCCCTTCGGGTGGGATTAGAGCCGGGATTGTTAGCTGGCTGTTCTCACGGGCACGGGTAAGGAATGGCTCACGGCTGCTTGAAAGTTGGCTGTAGCGGGCTTGTGATGTTGCCATTTTGGTTGCCCTTTACTTCTGTGGGACGTTGATACCAGCGCCCGCATTACTTGAGACACCGCCCGATTGTGGGTCGATGCGAAGGGAGGCGCGGCCCCGCTTCTTGCGCTGTTCTTTGCTGCGCTCTTCGTCGCCAAGCTCACGCACAGGCGCTTCCTTCACGACAGGCGTGGGAGCGGCGGCACCGGGCTTCGGCATCTTGGGAGCTTTCGGCATGCTCATGGTTTATCCTTCCAGAATGTTCTGTTGTTTGTGATGGCGGCGGAGCAGGTCCAAGACACGTTGCTCACCAACCAAGGCACCCATTTCGGCGGGTGTAAGTCCAAGGTAGCGGTTCGCTCTGTCGGGGAATTGTGCTTCTAACGCCTTGAGGAGTTCGTCCGAGATTAACGGAAAACGCTTCATTGTTACCTCTTTGGGCTAGTATGTGGGTTGATGGGAGGGAGGCCCGTAGGCCTACCCTCAGATGCGACGACCTTTGACCTGCATGTCCTTGAGGCGGTCCAAGAACAGTTGGCATTTGTTGAGGTCGTAGGAGTGGTCGATGCCTTCCTTCTCACCCAGCCGATAGAGCGCCTTGAACAGGTTCCCACGAGCGAAGGACATTTCCTTGTGTTCGATCAGATCGTTCAGTTCAGTCGCGCCTTTGGGCAGGAAGTAGTAGCTGGACGAGGAACCGTCAGATTTCACCTTTGCGGGTGCCGAGGGTGCAACCCCAACGCCAGCTTGGATACGACGCATGGCCGTGCTTGGGTTGAACTGGTGGGGGTCGTGGGCTTGCGTGAACTTACAATGAGTGCGGTGGTACTCCGCTTCGCTCACTCCGCAATCTGGGCAGGTGTCCATAGGATGGGTTCCTTTTTCTTAAAGTCGTATTCGGTTGAGCGAAGGATGCGGGCCACTTGGAATTGGACGATTGCGTCCTCTTCGGAGACCCCTTGCCTGGCGTAGAGGGACACGATGCCTTCCCATAGAGATGGAGCTTCACTCTTCACCCAACGGGTCTGATCAATGTCTTTGTTCTTACCGCTCTTCGGTGTGTAGGTCTCGTTGACGTACATGAAGGGTTCTTCGAGGAACCTCTCGGCTGTCTCCATGCCAATGCCGGGGCAGCCCTTGTAGCCATCGACAGCGTCACCCGCGATGCCCTGCATGAGGTGCCACTTATCGGCGTACTCTACGGTGATCTCTTGGATGCCGAGTACGGAGTGATGCCAGAGGTAGACCAAGCCGGGAACGGTTTTGAGGTCTTTGTCGATGGTCGCCATGATGCGCTCACCGGGCCACCTTGAAGAGAGACCTGAGAGGATGCCAAGAAGGTCATCACCCTCTAGGCCGGGTCGTTGCCATGCCTCGTACTTCTCCCGCAGGTATTGGCGGGCTTGTGGAAGCAAGATGGGTCTCTCGGTTTTGCTGCGGTTGCCCTTGTAGGTGGGCAGTACGTCACATCGCCAGTTGTCGTTGTCAGTTAAACAGCAGACGATTTCATCTGCGCAGAGATCATCCCTCAATTCTTCGAGGGAGATGTCAATGTGCTTGCGGGCAGTCTCGCCATCGGCTTGTGCTGTCCATCGTGCGCCATCAAGATCGTCTGTGCCCCAATTTTCCCATTGCTGGGAACCTGCGGCTGCACGGAAGGCAACAACGTCAGCATCTACGAAGACGGTTCTTTTAGGTTTTGCCATTGGGCACCATCCAGTCTGTGTTGGAGATTTTGTTGGAGTAGTAGTGGTAGATCGCCTCCATCTCAGGGACGGTGGCGTTCGATTTAAGCATGTTCGCTCTGTGGGAGATCACCTCGCAATTTCCACGGGTGTAGCCCAGAGAAGGTACGATCTTGTCCAGCGAAGGGGAGTTGTCACTTGGTTGTCCGAAATTGAATTTGATCTCAATCCCAAGAACAGGACACACATCGGGGATTTGGATGTCTTCGGTGGTTAGGTTGAAGGGGAGGCCAGCCCTCTTTGCCCTTGACTTCGCTGCGGAGAGCATGGAGCGTTTATAGGCGAGTACGCCGAAGGCTGTCCCAGCCACCTTGTGGGCTGCTACCTTCTTTCGCTGTTTGGCGGATACTTCGCGTCGTTGGGTCGCGTTGCGTTCGGGGTGTTCAATACGCCATGCTATGCCCCTACATTTATCAGAGCAGAACTTTCGACGATGATGCGTCTCTGGTGGTATAGGCCCATCGCAATGACGACAGGCCCGCCCCCTTTCAGGGGCAGGTTCAGTTTCTTTCATTTGGTTTTCCTTGGGGAGTTAGTGCGTCTCGCGCCAGTTGCGCCCAATGTTGGTGTCCACGTCCAATCGGATGCGGATGCCGTAGTATTCTTGGGTCAGGGTCATGGCGTCTGCCGATGCCTTAACAATGGCGTCTGCTACCTCTTGGTTACGGGCAGCGATCTGTTGTTCATCATGAATGTTGCCGACGACCGCGAAGTCACCATCCCACCCATGCTTGAAGCCACGTTCGATTAGCAGCCGTTCAGTGAGGACGCTCCACCGCTTGCAGCAGAGTGCGCCTGCCGATTGTAACAGGGTGTTAAGTGCAGAGTGTTCTGACCGGACGTGAAGGAGACCCTGATCGAGTGCGTTGAGATGCTTGAACATCTTGGCCTTGTGCTTCACCGCTTTCACCAGATTGGCATAAGCAGGCAGGCCTTCCATAAATTTGGAACGCATTGCCTTTCCCTCAGCAGCATCACCACCTAAGAGAGACCCTAGATTGGCATCCCCAGAGCCGTAAAGTAGTGCGTACACAAATGTTTTCGCGGCGTTCCTTGTGGGCAGCCCAGCGAGGTTTTGGTTGTGCGTGTGGATGTCGCCATTCAAGATCACATCGCCGTACTCACCATCATCCCAGCGGGCGAGGTAATGGGCAAGCATGCGGAGTTCCAAGCCAGAGGCATCGGTGCCAACGAGAAACTCGAAGGGACCAGACGTGAAAAGCTCACGACATTCGGGACCGTAATCGGCACCCACAGAGGGCACCTGAGCGATGTTAGGGTTGCTATGGGTCATGCGGCGGGTGACCGCACCGACAGTGTTGTAGCTACCATGGACCTTGCCATTGCGGACCAATTTAAGCCATCCCTGCTTGCCTTCTGCCAACTGCCCCAGCCGTTTGATGGCGGTGAAGTATTCAGTCAGCAACGGCGCACAAGGATATGGCAGCTTGGCCATGATCTCTTCATCTACTTTAGCACGACCGTCACTGGTAAATTCTTGGGGCTTCCACCCGAAGAGCTTGCTCAGGCGGTTCGCAATGTGGATGCGAGAGGATGGATTGAAGTCCACCATCTTGATCTTCGTTACAGGGTAACCCTTGAAGTCACGTCGAACGCCACGGCGCTTGGCCAGTGCGTTGGGAAGGCCACCCTTGGTAAAGTCCTCAGGTGCCAGTTCGCTTTCGTCGTCGAGGTATCGCCACTTGGTTACACCCCAATAGCCATTCGATTTGTTGGCTGTCTTCGGGGTGTACTCTCCAACGCGCTCAATCCATGACCCGAAGGTTTCTTTGAGTTCGTCTTCAAGCTGTGCCCGACGACCTGCGAGGGTGCCGTAAAGCATCCCCGCTTTCATCTCGTTGAAGGGGAACCCGTTGGCTTCGATCTTGGCGCAGAGATAGGCCATGTCCATCTCATCCGAGACAGCTTGCTTGGAGTAACCCTTCTGTTGGCACCATCGGTAGATCGCTAGGTTGGTGGTAACGTCTTGATCGCAGTAATCCTGCATCTCTTGAGACCACTTGGCCCAGACAGCGAGTGCAGCTTCATTGCGGTCCATGCCCTCAGCCATGAGTTGGGCTTTGAGTTCTTTGGAATAGTCGCCCTTCCATTCACCGAGACGTTGGCCCCAAGCTTCAAGACCGTGGGAGCCGATAAGGCGACCTTCAAGGCGTCCCTGTTTGACCAACATCAGGTCGCCATCTTTGACGTTTGGCTTGATCAGACGGACGAGTGTCAGGGTGTCGATCACAACACCGGGCTTGTTCTCTTCGAACCACGGAAAGAGCATCTTGAGGGCAGGTTCATCGAACTTGATGATGTTGTGCCCGATGCGCTTGTCCGCGTCGTTGAGAAGGCGAACCCCCTCTTCGATCTCCGGTGACCAATAGGCCGCAGGGTTGTCGTTCTTGAGGGAGATCAGTTCCTTTGTGTCCAGATCGTAGAGAACCAGACAGTGGATGCGGTCCATCGTGTCGAGCAGGCCGTTGGTTTCAATGTCGTAGATGAACCGTTTGCGGCGAGGGGCTTCCTCGTCCACATCAATATGGTCATTCATGCTGGGATGGCCTTTCTAAAAGCGCCTAGAAGTCAGCCTCCCCGTCTTCAGTGGGAGCGCCGTGAGCGGACATGTCTTCGAACTGGGCGGCCATCTCAGGGTCCACGCCAGCACAGAAGGTGCCTGTCTCTTTCTGGAAATAAATGAAGTCAGCAGGACCAGTGTCTCCGGTGTATCGGGACTTGAGGACGTGGACCTGTGCTGTGTTACGAGCAGCTTCTGTCTCTGCCTGTTGGTTGCGAGAGATCGCGTAGACAGAGTTGGATAGCTGTTTGATGCCGCCGGAACCTCGGAGGTCATCGAGTGATGGGGCTGCACCCTCTTCGAACGAGGTAGGGCCGCCAGCTTTCTTGAGGTGGCTGATAAGGCCAATGTAAACGCCAAGCTCTACGGTGAGGGTCTTGAGGCTGTGCATCAGTGCGTCGATGCGGCGGCGTTCATCACCATTCTCACCCATGTCCGAGACCAAGATCGACAAGTGGTCAATCCAGATCACCTTGCAGTCGCAAGCATGGGCATAGTAGCGGATGCGGTTCATCAGGTTCTCGTCTGAACCCATGGAACCAAAGGCATCGTGGAGATACATGCGGCTGTTGCCGTGTGCATCCTTGGCCATGAAGGTCTTGTCAAAGTGGAACCGAAGGTCTGCCTCGGTCACCGTATCGCGCACCTCAGGTATCGTCAGGCGCTTCTCCATGAACACCCCAAGCAAGCTCTCAGCGGTATCCTCAAGGGGTTCCTCAAGGTGGATGATTGCTTGGTTGAGATCGGTGGTGCGGAAGATATGCGCCTGCAGTTGCTTGATCATGGTGGTCTTGCCCATGCCCGAACCGGAGGTCCAAGTGTCCAACTCTCCGAGACGCAGACCCAGAACCTTCTTGTTCATCTGGGGCATCCACTCAGGGAATGGGATAGAGGTAACCACGGGGCGGTTCTGTAGGCGGGTCCAGATGTCCTCACCATGGACAACCGAAGCGGGGTTGTAAGGCTTGGCGTTCCAGATAGCCTGAACGATCTTGTCCTGCTCACCGTTGATCCAACACTCGTTGGCATCCTTCAAAGGAAGCTGGGCTACCAGAACCTTGTGCCCTGTCAGAACCTCAGCGGCTGCCTCTGTGGCTTCCCGACCGGGTTCATCCTCATCGAACATCAGAACGATCTCATCGAAGTTGCTGAGGTATTCGATGTTCTTGGCGATGTCCTTACGGGCACCATCAGCACCGTTGATAAGGGACACTGCGGGCCACTTGGAGCCTTGCGCTTGGTAGACAGTCATGGCGTCGATCTCACCCTCGGTGATCACGATGCGTTTACCTTTACCGAAGAGGTGTGAGCCGAACAGGCCGACGTTCTTCTTATCACCTACCCAAGGCATGCCTTCTTTCTTGTCAGCGAACCGAAGCTTCTGGGCAATCACGTTGCCTTTGTCGTCGGTGTATCCTGCAAGCTGTGCTGGCTGGCCGTTGAACAGGCCAATCTTGTAGTTGTAGCGGCGGGCTGTTTCTTCGGAGAGCTTGCGGGCCTTGAGGGCACCATAAGTTCCGTCGATCAGGTTTCGCGCTTGCGGCTTATCTTCTTGTGTTTGCGGCGTGCCTTCCGATTTACTGCCTTCGGCTGGCTCGTAGTGATCGCAGGTGGCACCAAAGCAGTAGGCGTGTCCGTCGCTGTAGCGGGCAAGGTTGTTGTCGCTGCCACAGGTAGGGCAAGGCTCACGGCCAACAAAAACGCTTTCGTCTTCATCATAATCGTTGTCATACATTCAGTTCTCCATGAACGAAAAAAACCCCCACTCCGAAGAGCGAGGGCTAGGTTTAGGAAGGAATAATAGGTGAGGCCCTTCGGATGAGTTCACGGAGAACCGCGAAGGGGACCAGAATGGGGAATGCGAGGGCGGTTAGAGTGTCCCCTGTGTTGATGGGCCGGACGAACGATAGTCCGAGAAGAGCGCCACCAGCGGCGACTGCCCAAAGGTAGATGCAGAAGGCAATCAGCATGACATGTTGTCCTGCAGACGGTCAGGCAGAGCGAAGGCGGGGAGGCCTTTGGTGTCCTCTTTCTCCAACTTGTAGACTGCGTACTTGCTGCCGTTCGGGTCATCACGCATCTCGGTGCTGATCGCCCAGCCTTTGTTGCGGAGTTCTTTGATGCGGGCAGCCAAGCGGAACAGGCCGTAGAGACCCAGAGCTTCAAGCTGTGTGATTGTGCGGCCACCAGAGAGGTGTGCTTTCAGGTGGTCCATTTTCGATTTAGTCATAGTTATTCCTTTCCGCGATGCGGGTGCTGATAAGCTGGAAGGCCCCCTGCCCCGGTTGATTGGGACAGAGGGTCGGTTTGGTAATGCAGGTATGTGGGTTGCGGGTTAGTCGAGTTCGAAGACGCCTTCGTCGAGGAAGGTCTTCACGTTGAAACTTGGGCATGCCTTACGGACGCCGCGAACATCACGGTGCCCTTCGATCATCTCTTCACCGAACCCATAGACACCCATCAGGAAGTCGCTGAGTTGACGCAGAGATGTTGCCTGAGCGGGAGTGAAGTTGGCTTCCGCGTCGGAGCCATTCCAAGGGGAGCCGGGAACGTGCGCCAAAGGTTTCTGAGAGACACCACCAACGAGGCAGACAGAGACGTGTGTCTTGTTCCGGCGTTCGTTCTTGCAGTGTGCGCCTGCTGCATTCATTGGGCGTCCAGCGTGAACGACACCGTCACGGGCGATCACGAAGTTATAGCCGATGCAGAGGAAACCACGGCGGCGATGCATGCGGTCAATCTCTACGGCGTCCCAATTCTGTGAGGGCTTGGAGGCGGCACAGTGAACGGTTAGGCCGAGGGTTTCTGTTCGGTCTTTGAAGCGGAGACCCGTGAAGTCGAGATCAGTGCGCCACACGAGGGGCACGTCTGTGATTGGTTTGGTCATGATGTGAGCTTTGCGATTGCGTCGAGGCTGGCCTGATTAACAGGCTCGTCGATCCATGCTTGAGGGATGAACTCTTTCGCAAATGGAAGGCCGAGGCGGGTTGCGTAGATTGCGTATGTGGTCGGGGAAGCCTTGCCAATGCGTTGGTTGGGGTTCGAAAAGACCATGCGAATGTCGAGGGCGGGGTGCTGCTCAACGATCATCTTGAACTTCTGTCGGTCGGCTGTTTCCCAGCGTCCTTTAGTGTCAATGATAATCCCGTTTGGCAGAACAAAATCGGGGAGGTAAGTGCGTGGCTTTGCGGGCTGCACGAACGGTAGCTTAAAGGGTTCGTAATCGTAGTCGTGACCATTCTCGTCGAGGCGCTGGGCGTTGCGCACCTCAAGACCAGAGCGGTAGCCGAATGCCTTTGCACGGGCTGCGGCGGATTGCTTGATGCGGGCCATGTGGTTCTCCAAACGCAAAAAGCCCCCAAGGATTTCTCCAAGGGGGCAATGTCATGCGTCAGTTGTCGGTGGGTTTAGAAGTCGGCAGCCCCGTCTGGGTCGCCTTCGCCTTCGGTTGGAATGTGGTTCTGGTATTCGTCGTCACCACCTTCATCGTCACCTTCGGAATCAGCCTTAGGAGCCACGTACTCGGAAGCGTCGAAGCCACCTTCTTGGGCACCGAAGCCGTAGTCGCCAGCAGCACGTTCGCCGCCCTGTCGCAGTGTCACGATCTGAGCAGCTTCGAGTTGCAGCTTGATACCGTATGCGCCAGTGGCCGGGATGAAGTACCCGCCTTCTGTGAACGAGAATGCGATGATCAGTTCGGAGCCACCCCAAATGGCGACTTCGCCTTTGATCGGACGACCGAGGGCATCGAACAGGTTTGGTTTGCGGGACCACTTGCGACCTTCGCGTGGGCCTTTCTTGACCACACCGCCAGCCTTCATCGAGAACTTCATCTCAACTTCGCCTGTTGGTTCATCGTTCTCGTCGTAGATCGGGACGAACATATCGTTGCATGTGGGTGCGCCGAGCTTGTCGCGCTGAGGCTTCTTGAGTTCCGCGAACTTGGCCTGAGCCATTACTTCAACGGGAGCCATGAAGGCTTCAACCTTGGAGCGGAACGCAACGAACTTCGGGTCAGTGCCGTCGAAGATCATCTTCACGGAGTATTCGCCTTCGGGCTTCGGGTAATCCTTCGTGCCGTAGTCAGGCTCTGTTAGCTTGGGCCATTTGGCTGTGCCGAGAGGTGTGTTCATCTTGGTGATCTTGGGCTTGTCTGCCATGGGTATTTCCTTTGGAGTATCAGGGTTGGCTAAATCGCCGTTGTGTTGTGCAGGTATGTGGGTTGCGGTCCTACGCCCTCGGTGGGGTCATGAGGATAAGTGTGGAGAGCAACATGATGATGGTGGCTATGCTGAAGATCATCGTCATACAATCACTCCCCGGGAAGAGAGCGCGGCCAGTAGATCGGTCGGGACCAGTTCGCCCTCCTGTTCAAGGGCAGCCTTGAGGTACAGCAGGTTGTTGGTGCTACGCTCGATATAAGGGCGAGGCGCTGGGCTGATTTCAGCAGCGGTCATGCAGAGTGTGTTCAGGTTGTTCATATTCAGGGGTTCCTTGAGTTATACAGGTATGTGGGTTGGGGTGCCCACCAGCGGTGTTGTTCCGCAAGTGGAGCTATTTAGGCAAAAGCAAAGTCACTGTCGATTACCGCAGTGCGATCTAGTGAACCGTGCGCAGGTGATGCTGGCACTTTCGTTCGCGCCTCTGGTGGAAGCTGACCTCGCATCTGTGCAGCGAAGTCTTCGATCACGTCTTGTGTCGTGTACATTGTGACCAGAGCTTCGCGGAGGATAACGAAGAAACGCCCGGTGTCTGCCGCATGGGTGCCGAAGCTGTCATGCACCAGAGCCACGTTAGAGATGCCCTCTCGGTACGCCTGCAGGACAGCCATACGAAGGTGTGTTGCATCCAACGAGTGGACGAAGTTTGGGGAGAGACCCGAAGATTGCTTGCGACGGGATACCTTTGGCTTGTCGTCTTTCTCTTCGTCGATGCGTGGCTCGATCTGCATAGTCACGCGGCTACCAAAGATCATGGTGTCGATGCGGTGTGACTTGAGTTCCCGATAGTGTTGCACGACAGGGAAACCGTCAGGTGTCGTCCAGCGCACCGGAAGGCCCTCTGCAGTGACAACCGAAGCAACGTCCTTGAGCCATGCCATGCACTCGGCAGCCTTAACAACTGTCCGCTCGACCGCCGCTTGGGTGATCTTGGCAAGGTAGAGGCTGGCCTTGAAGCCGTTGTCCTCGAAGTACCATGGACCCTCACCCCGTTGGTATGCCCGATAGGCTGGGCGGAGGGTGTCCACTTCGATCTGCTCACGAAAGCCGAACTGAGAAGAGCCGTAACCGTAGGTCATGGTCGGACGCTTGAAGCATGAACGGTCCAGCAGACCAGAACGCAGCCATGCAGCAGCCATGTCCTGATTGTCTCCGCAAGTGGAGGCATCAAGACGCACTTGTGCTATGGCTTGGTCCAAGACCAGCGTGTAAATGTCGGCGGGTTTTTCTGCAGGCACCAGATTGACAGCAGCGCCACCAACTTCATCCGCAAGAGCCATGGAAAAGTGTTGGATGCCAGAGCATGAACCGTCGAGCGCAACAGGGAGGTGCGAGATGAAGCCCACACCCTGATCGAGCCATCCTGCCCACTCTCGGCATGCTGCCAAGAAGCAGTAAGGACTATCGGCTTCTGTCCACCAACGGTTATCGAAAGGGTTTGTCGCGCTTGCAATGATCTTCTCCTCATTATCGTAGACCCACTGAACCCTGTCAGTGAGGGGTGCTTTGTCCATCTTGTCGAAGGCACCTGTGTTTGCGACCTGAATGGCCAGAAAGATTGCGCTGTCCTCATCGAGCGGTTTGCCCTCTGAAAACTGCAGGAGACCCTTCATCCAGTCGGGGCCTTGTGGGTTCAACCGAGGGACAGCGTAGATGCGACCCCGAAAGTCGAGTTGATAGGGCATGTAGAGGGCTGGGAAGAGTTGGTAACGATTGGCTGTGTTGAGGGTCTGCAGGAAGCTGATGCGTTTGCCATCCATCTCGCGGTTCTCGACGATCACCTGATGGGCTTCCTTACGCCAAACCTTACGGGCATCTTCGTTCTCTTCGATGTCGTGTGGTTTCGGTGGCTCTTCCATGGAGTGCTTTGGGGGGATGCCTCCGATGCTGTGGTCCTTGTCCCAAGCCATGTTCAGGACAGTCAGGATGAACGGGTTGATTGCCCATGCTGTCTTCTGTGCTGCGTTCACCGCATCGTACACATCTGTGAGGTCCATCTCTTCGAGCGACTGCAGGTATGCCTGTTGGTGTGTCTTAACGAACTTGACCGGACGTACACGGCGCGTGAGGTAGCCACCTTGGGTTGGTGAAGACCACTCGGTAGGTTCAACCACCATCGGTTCGTAGATAGGGCGCATGAGGGCGGCACTATCGCTGCGGTTAAGGATGAAGTCGCGGACCTCTTGGGTCGCCATGATGTATGTGACCCGCTTGCCCCGGCCACTGGCCTCTGTGCGCTTCTCGATCAGACCCGTCTGGATGATTGCTTCCAGCACGGTTGCACCAAGCACGGCGATGTTCTTGTCACCCCAACTTTCCTGCTTCTGCATCTCACGCTTGGACAGGTGGAAGTTCACGACCTTGCGCTTGACGTGCTGCGCGAAACGCTTCTTCGCTTCCTTCTGCAGGTACTTGTAGAGTTGTTGGTCTTCCTCACGGACTGTGCCGTAGTGCTGCTCATCTTCGAGTGATCGACCAATGCGCAGGGCCAGTGAGTTGTACTTCACGTCACGGGCTGAGAGGTTCGCAATGACCAGACGCAATGAGATGAACGCGAGAACATCGAGACGACCATCGAACATCTTGAGGTAGCGATAGGCCACGCCTTTGTTCGAAGACTTCCCAGCTTCACGGGCAGCGATCATCTCCTGCAGTGCGTTCACGACCATCGGTATCTTGTGGTCCAACAACGCAGTGCCATAGACAGTGCGATCTTCAATGCCCTTCTCAACTGCACCTTTCATCTTCTGTGTGAAGAGTTCCATGCCTAGCTGTGTCATCTCATCTTCTAGTTCTGCTTGTTGAACCAACAGGTCAGCTTGGGGTTTGATTGCTTCCATGAAGAAGTCCTCTCTTAGGGTGCATGTTAAGGTTCCCTTTAAGGTTCCCTTTAATGGGGAATTGTTCGGGGCCAGTATGTGGGTTGCGGAATTTGGGGATGCGTCACCAGTGACTTGACGGTGACTTGGCGGGGTGACGGGCGGTGACTTGAAGTCGTGCCTTGCGTCACTCGAAGTGGTGACCTGCACCTAAGGATTTACCCCATAAGTGGAGCTATCTCGGCAAAGGAGCAGGTGAGTTTAAGCCTTATTTATAAGGGATATAATGACTACTTGGGTGGGGTATATCCGATAATGGAGGCAATCAGGCGTGACTTGTCCAGCGAACCTAAATGGGTGGCGAGCGGGCTAACCCCTTGATTTCGTTTAAGGTCTCCCGACACCGGGTCACCCACTGCGTCACCGTTTAAGTCACCGTGACATGGAGTGCAAGTGTCCACAGATAGGGTGTCTGAAAGCGTCACATCTTTTACATCTGCGAGTGGGAGTTTCATGTGGGGGTTTCCTTGTGGTGCGGGTGAAGGGACTCGAACCCCCACGCCATAGGCGCTTGGACCTAAACCAAGTGCGTCTACCAATTCCGCCACACCCGCAACGGGGCATGGCATAGAGGCGTGGAGGTGGGTGGTCAATAGTGAGTTACTGAGGGCCTTTGTATTCTCCGTCGGTGCGTACCTCGACCCATGCCCAGAGGATTTCGATGGGGTAACAGTTGACCCAATCAGCCACGAACCCTGCAATTCGTTTGTCGAAGTATGGTACTTCCTTCTTACCGACGAAGAAGCCAGCTTCGCGGGTCATCTTGGAAAGCTCGTAACCGTTGTCCTTGCCATGAGACTGGCCGAAGATCGGCAGCTTGAGCTTGTGTTCTGGGAAGAAGTGTTGATCCACGAACTCACGAAGGGTGGCGAACACTGTGACGGGTTGTCCATCAGGAGCAACCGGGTCGATTGTGCGTAGTGCCGATTGATCTACGATTTCACCGTTACGGATGCAGGTGTTGGCTGCGGTGATGGTTGAGATGGCGTTCATTGTGTACCTTTCAGGGCTTCGAGTAACTCTTCGATCTTGTCTGGGGTGTCGCCATAGGCGATCATGAGTGCGCTGATGATCATTGAGCGCGGGTTGCCTGTGAGTGTCGGGGCAACCTTATCCAGAACAGCGCAGGCACGGAGCCTCACCGCATGGCGTGGTGACTGTCCGGTAGGCTGTCCTTTCGGGGTCTCAGGCTTGGGTTCAACCTTTCCAACTTCACGCTCAATAGCGTCCAGCTTGCGTTGGGCTGCATCTCTTTCCCCTTCGCTGGCCGCAGGGCTGTCCCGCAGTGCCCGCAAACGCTCCACCTTTCGGAGGTCGTCGAGGGTGGCTGCTCGGAGTTCGGGCTTGGGTGTTGGCTTGGGTTTGCCGAGGGACAACACGTCAGCGATGCTTTCACATATCGCAAATTCGCATGGACGTGCGATTTTGGTCTTAGCGATCTTCATATAGTTGTTCGCTGCCCGATCTTTGAATGAGCAATTGTCTGCGACCCACGGCATAAACTCACCATGACCAAGATCATCTTTAACCTTGATCAGTTCCTCACCGATCTCCGCAGCGATCTCCTTAGCGGTGCGCCCTAGGCGTTGGACGTCGCGGTGTTTGGAGTTGATTGAAGAGGCAGCCTGAGCGGCGGCGGTCAATGCGGGGCTCATGCTGCGTTCCTTTCATTCAGTGCCGCCAATGCCACGTCGAGGCTATCAGGTGCAAGGTGTGCATATTTCATTGTCGTCTGGATCGTCGCGTGACCCATCCACTTCTGGACCACCACAATGGGCACCCCGGCTTGGACTAAACGGGAGCATGTGGTATGCCTTAGGGTGTGGAAGCAGGACTCGTCGTTTTTAGGCAGACCCAGCTTGGACTTCCATCTGGCCATCCAGCGGCTGATGTTGCGCGAGGTCAGGTGATCTTCGAAAACCTTCTCATGATCGAACAGGGCGTTCATACAGAGCCGCCGACTGGATGCCTTGGCCCACTCAGTTAGCGGAACAGAACGGCGCTTGTTACCTTTGGTCGCCTGCAACTCGATGATGCCGCGCTCGAAGTTGAAGTCGCGTTTGGTCAGAGCCAGTAGTTCGCCTTGGCGCATGCCTGTCTCGACTGCGAGGATGATCAGGTTGCGCATCTGTGCGTCACCCTCCGCATGCTCGATCAGGCTCTCGACCTCGGCATCTGAGAAGTACCTTAACCTGCCCTCGTATTCCTTCTTGCGGTGTAGCTTGATCTTCTTCTCAATCCACTCGCGCTGCTCTGCGATGTTAAGCATGACTGACAGTGCCGCGATCTTGCGGTTGATCGTACCTGCAGCAGCACCCTTGGCTGCCCATCCGTCCACCACGTCGGTTACCTCGGCCACGCCCAACTTGGCCACTGGAAAGTCATAGCCCAGCGTCTCGCACCATGCATGTGCATTGCGGGTCGCGTTCTCTTCGCCCTTGGTGCCCCGCCATTGTGTCGCTACGGCGGCGTCAACGACTTGTGCGAGGGTGATTGTTGAGGTGGCGCTGTGGGTGCCCTCAGGGGCCAGCTCTGCGGGGTCGCCCCCGTTCATTAGGTGTGCTTTGAAACGTGCTTCTACCGCCCGTGCCTCTGCTAAAGTATCGCAACTCACGCGGGGCGCAC